AGTTATCTTCCACGGCTTCTTCAGTGATGGAGAAACCCATCGCGATTGTTTCGTGGTTGTAACGTGCAGTCCAAGCTTCCTGCGCATTGTCATAAGCAATGGCAGAGCCTTCGTTCTTCACCGGAGCGGCGGAGAAGCCAGACAGCTTGGTTTCCTCTTCAAAGCTACGCTCCGAAGTTTCGGTCTCGTAGATTTCCTTGTGCTGCTCGCCGTACTTAGCGTACTCAAGACCGAACAAAGCGTTCAGGCCGGGGAGCAGTTCTTTCAGCAGTTGTGCGCGTGAAATAGCCATGATTCAGACTCCTTAAACACCAGTGGTGCTGTTGTACTGGTGGGTGTTGATCTTGACGATCAACTCGACATACGCGTCGGAGCCAGTAGCTGTTGCGGGCACAACGTCAATCACACGGATTGGCAATGTGTTGGTGGTGGCAGAGCTGGAAGACAGAACTGCGACGCCGGAATCACCAGTAGTGGCGTTACCAGCGTTCTGTACCAGAGCCATGTTCGAACCCACCACGCTGCGGCTCACGGACGCAATCACGGTAGTGCCGGACACAACTGCCACTTGGAAAGCGGCCATCGGGTCATCAACGACGTATGCAACCATGTTGGTTTGGCCGGCGGGCGCATATTGCGACTGCACAGGTTGGCCAGCAGAGTTGGTGTACGAACAGCCAACGAACACGCCGCAAGGAGTAGCGGCAGTGGTGCCGGTGTCCTTGTTAACGTAGCCGTCAACGATCAATACAGTGTCACCAAAGTAGGTGGCGGTGTAACCAGAAGCCATAGGAATCTGGCGGATTGCCCCAGCGTAAGGCATGCCATCAATACGATTGATGGGCTTAAGGCCGTACGGAGCACTGACTGTAGGATAAGCCATTGTTAAACTCCAAAAAGTTAAATACCTTTACCGAAAGTCACCTTCGACGACCGCTCTTTGAAAAGCGGCATACGGGGGTCACTTTCACGCATGAAGCTGTTGTCCACGGACTGCATCTGCGACTCGGCTTGTTGGCCGTAAAACGCATTACGCTGTTCAATGAACTCAGCAGGTGTTTTGCAAAGAAGCAGGCCACCAACCAAGACAGCATCTGGGAAGCGAGCATCAGGTGTGCTGCCGAACAGACGAATCTCAGGGTGGTCAGACGCCTTTACAGGTTCCCAACCCTCGCGGAGCTTGGACGAAATGTTGATGGGATCAGCGGCGTTCAATGTACTCACACGAATCCAGCGAAACGCATAGCCTGCTTCCGGGATCGGATCAGGCAGAAGCTGGGGAGGCATCCACTTCGCAGGGCGAGCAGAAGCTTCACGGGTGTCAAGAGCACGCTTTTCACGATTTTGTTCAGCCATTTTTATTTCCTCATTTCTTCCGCAACCTTACGAGCATAGAGTTCCAAAGGAACACCCAGCCGTTTGGCGATTTCGACCTGCGATTTGGTAAGTACGACCTTTCGGGGCGCAGTACTCCTTGTTGCCGGTGCGACAACGCTCGATTTTTGAGTCCGGGGAGTGTTCGCATCTCCGGGCTTTCCTGACTCGAACACATCAGGAAAACGTACACGCATTTCGCTGTCGATTCGCTTGTAGTAATCGTCGCTTCCTGCGCGGACACCTTCGGTAACCAAGTCCTCGTGCATTCCGAGAGCGTAAGCCGTCATACGTTTGTTGGCACCGTACCAGTCGTTCTCGGATAACCAAGACTTCAGTTTCGGGTCAACAGGCGCTTCCTGCTGTTGGACTTGTTGTGTTTGTACCACAGGTTTTTCTGCGGGTAAAGGGGCAGGCTTAAAATTATTTACGCGCTCCACCTTCATCTTCACCGTCGTCATCTCTTCTTGAGCTGCCGTCAGTGCGTCTGCGTCGCCGCTTTCATACGCCTCTTTGAACTTGCGCTTGGCCTGCTCCATCTCGTTGGCAACGACCTTTTTGGCCTGTTCCAACAGAGCGCTCTGACCTTGGTGCAGTGAACCTTTGAGGTTTTTGTTCTCCTCAATGATGGACTGCGCCAGTCGCAAGGCTTCCTCCTTCTCGCGCACGGCTGCCTCTTTGGCACGGCGCTCCTCGTGGTAGCCCTTGGTGAAGTGCTTGATGCGCTTCTGAACGGATTCGTCGTACTTGGACAACTCCTCGTCAGTCACGTCTTTGGGCGGCTCCTCCATGGGCTTGCGGTTGCGATCGGCCTCTGGGGTGTCGTCCACAACCTCAATCTCTGGCTTGTCGTCCTCGGGCTCCACCACCCTACCGCCCTTGCGGGGGTTAGAGTCGATCTCGTCCGGAAACTCGAACTCGGTTTTTTCCATGGTCGGCTCCTTAAACGCGCTGCACGCCGCGTGGGTCTTGGATCACCGCTTCAACGGAATCGTCGTTGATGATGCGGAACTCACGGCCGTGAATCTTCATGCGGGTGCCTGTGTTGGGGCGTACCAGAATGAAGTCGCCGACCTTGCAGCTTGCGCCGCTTGGGAATCGCTTCTCGTCCTTGAATGCGTCCGGGCCCATCTTGACCACAAACAGCACGGGTGACAGCAGCTCTTCAAAGTGCATTGTCTGGCTGGCTTTGAGCAAGCCGCCCTCGTACTCTTCATTGGCCTCTGGGAGAACGCACAAGAGGTGGTAGGTCACTGGTTCTGGAACCTGCTTGGCTTTTTCTTCCGCAGTTGCGGAGAGTACACCGGACAGGTCCACTGCCGAGACATCAAATTCAGTCTTCATCATCGTCTTTCAATTTGCGCACGAGGTCGGCAATTTCACGCTGTGCGGTCTGCAGACCTCGGATCACTCCGCACAGCTCCCGGTAGGCGGCGTAGTCAGCGACCGTGCCCCCCACCAAAGCTTGACTAAAACTGTCTTCATGCTCCTTCAACTTGCGCTGAAGGAGGTCCATCACTGTGTTGCTCATTCACTCTCCTTTTTGGCTGGCTGCTGCGCGGCGTTGTGGGCGTGCATCAACTTCTGGGCGTGCACCTGACCGCCGTGGGCCAACTTCTGCTGGTGCGCCTGCTGCTGCATCATCATGGCTTGCTGCTGCTGGGCCTGAGCCTGCTGGAGTTCCGCCTGTTTGGCAGCCATCTCCAAGCCGTGCAGCTCTTGGGCTTGCGCGATCTCCTGCTGCAGACGCATGGCAGCCATGGCTGGGTCCTCACCACCCGCGCGGGCCATCTCTTGCGCTTTGAGGCTGAGTTCTTCGGCCTTGATCTGCAAGTCGCCCTTGACTTTGAGCTGTTTGGTGTCCGCGTCCTGCTGCTTGATCTTGAGTTCAGCCTGCTGCATCTGCACCAAGGGGTCTTGGGCTTGCTGCTGTGCCTGCTGCTGGGCAGCCTGACCTTTGCTCTGTGCGAGCACCTGCTGCGCGGCCTGCGCCGTGAGGCGGGCGAGCTGGACTTCGACGTCTTCTGGCAGGTCTGCGTCGGGAGCTGGCATGGGCACACCCAACTGCTCTTCGACCTTTTTGCGGTACGAGAACGCCAAGTGCTCGCTGATGTGGGCCATGATTTCGGCCTGCATCTTCTGCGCTTGGGGGTTCTGGCCAATCTGCGCCGCCAACAGTGGGTCCTGCAGCATGGCCGTGTGCACAGCGATGTGCGCGTCGTGGTCTTGGTAGATAAACGCCTTGGTGGGCTTGCCGTTCAGGAACGCCATGTTCTCGGACACGGGGTCGCGCGGCTTCATGTCGTCTTCAACCGGCACCAGCTTGTCAGCGTTCTTCACGCCCAGCACCTCGATCATCTGACGGTGCAACTGGGGCAGGTCATAAATCTGGGGGGCCGACTGCGACAGCTGAATGATCGCTTGGTACTGCATGATCCGCTGGGCCATGGTGGCGCTGTTGGGATCGGACACGGGGATCACGTCCACCATGTCGTAGTCTTCTTGCTTGGCTTTGCGATCGCCGCCGTTCGGGGTGTACTCGTACTCACCCGGGGTGTTGTCGCGGATGATGTCCTTGAGGAGCTTGAACTCCTCCTTCATGCTGTAGTGCACGCGCGCCTGCACGGCCGACATCGTTTTGAGCTGGCGCTCAAGGATGGCCAGCGTCGTACCCACCGGAGCGTTCGCGCTCATGTCGCTGACCTTCATGTCGGCGATGGAGCCGAGGCGACGCGCCTCGTCGGTGATCTGGTTCAGCAGGGCCAGCAGAACCTGTGACGGCTCCTTGTATGGCAGTGGCATCATGTTGTCGCGCATGGTGCCGGAGGGCACATCCACATCGCGCCACTCGCCGGGGGAGATCGGGGTGTCGTCGCCCTTGATCCGCAAGCCACGAGTCTTCACGCCACCGGGCAAGTTGGACAGCGTACCGGCGTCCACCAGCTGACGGATCAGCGACGTGCCTGCACGCGCGTAGCCACCGATGATGTGGATCAGGCCCAGACCATACACGCCGAAGCCGGGCACGTAGGTGTACTGCACGAAGTGCTGGTTCTTGAGCTTCAGCTCGTCGGCCTCGTCCCAGTTACGGCGGATGGCCAGCACCTCGGTTGTGGAACGGTCGATCGTGACCACGTACGGCCGCGCGATGCCATCCTCGTCTTCGTAGCCGGGCAGGTCGTAGTCCACGCAGATTTCCAGAATCTGGTAGCGGTCGTCCTCTGTAAGGGAGAATCCTTGGTCTTCAGCTTTACGCTGCTCAATGTCCGTGTGGAATGTCTGTGGCTCGCCCAGCTCGACGTCGCGATAAAAGCCAGCGACCTGCAGCTTCTTGATGTCGTTCTTGGTCTTGCGCATCGTGTGGGTGACGCGCTCCGCAGTGCGCGCGCTGGACGCGCCGTAGGGAATAACGAGGTCTTCGGCCGGGATAAACACGGACACCTGACGCCCCATGCTCGGGTCGAAGTACACCTTTTTAAACGCAGCGCCGGCCAAGCCGAGGTTGTACAACATGCGCTCGTGCTCAGGGCGATACTCAGGCATCTCCTCCGTGAGCTTGTAGTTCATGTCTTCGCGCACGCGCTCGGCCGCTTCCTCTTTGAGCTTGTCGATCGCACCGATGATTTCGGTCTTGACCGGGCCCTGAGCTGGGAACGTCTCGATGATCGTCTCACTCTGGAAGCGGATGGCCGCTTCAGTCAGCACGGTGGAGAACACGCCGCACGCGCCAGTCCATGGCTCTGTGCGCTCTTCGTACTTCATGCCCAGAACCTCAAGGCCCTTGACGTACATGTCCACCCACTCTTTGCGGGAGCTAATGTCGGCGTCCACCAGCTCGATCAGCTCGCTGGACAGCTTCTGCAGCTCCCCGGCATCCATGTATTCGGCCAAGTTGGCACCGAATTCGGCAGCGGCTTCGGGTTCTGCTTCCAGCTCGATGGTCACGCCACCCTCGGGGTCCTCGATTTCGATCTCCATTTCCATCACAGGAGTGGCATCTTGTGCGATGTCTGCAAGCTCTTCCAAGCCCATTGGGGCGGGAGCTATCGAGGGGGTCATGCTATTTGCGGCCATATCAGGTCCTTAATATCAGTAGTACGCAGCCCGACGGGCCCGCTGGAAGACTTCATTATCCTCGCGGTCGGTGGTAAGGCGCAACAGGCCACCTTTGCGAATGCGCTGCAGGGCCAGCGTCATCGTGTCCACCTCGTCGTCGTGCTCGCCGGCCGGGAACGCCAAAATCTCCTCGACAGTCTGGGCAGCCCACGCCGTCTCGGGAAACCATACGTGCCCAGAGGCAAACATGTCGGCCACCGCGTTGAGACGGGCGATCTTGTCCTGACCCTTACCCGGGCTGAAGTCCTGCACAAAAATACCGGAGCGGCGCATCTCGTCGATCAGCGGCTGCCCGCTGGCCTTGGCTTCCACAATCACGCTGTCGGGCTGCCACTCCTCAAACTGCTCGTGGGCCATGACCTTGAGTTCGGGGAACTCGTACTTGCCCTTGACCTTGTTGAGCAGGATGACGTTCTGGGTGCCGTCGTCCTCGTTGGTGAATGTGCCCCATGTGTGGCAGACGGAGAAGTCCGAGCGCTGCTTGGTGGTGAGCGCCGTGTCGAAGGACTGCACGATGAAGTCGATGGGCGGAGGGTTGTCTTTGGTCCACCACTTGATCCAGTCCCGCTTGATGATCGCAGCTTCGGCAGCCGTGGGGTTCTGCTGGTACTGGGCATACCACTGCCACATGATGTGGTGCATCGACGCCCGGGTCTGCTGCAGGGACTCCAGTGTCCACTGCTCCGGCCAGATGGATTTCTCGTTCGCGGTGCCCTCGTTCAGGATGGCCGGGAACTCAAACGCCTCGTAGTTATCCCCGCCCTCGTTCATGGCAGAGTCTTTGAGCAGCCGGCCAATCAGGTCCCGCTGGTGCCACCGGGTGTGGAGCACGCAGATTTTCCCGTCTGGCATCAGACGTGTTCGCAGACCTGCACTGAACCATTCGTAGGCGTTGTCCAAGGAGTTGGTGTTACCCGCCTTGATGTCCTGCTCGGACAGCGGATCGTCGGCAATGATGAGGTGGGCACCTCGGCCGGCCAACGCGCCGCCCACACCGATCGCAAAATACTCACCGCCCGCAGTGGTGTTCCACTGGGCAGCCGCCTTGGCGTCGCTTGCAATCTTGGTGTTGGGGAAAATCCGGGCGTATTCCGCAGACTGGATCAGGTTTCGCACTTTGCGCGCCATGACCACCGCCAAATCGGCAGTGTGTGACGCCACGATCACCTTGTGGTCCGGGTGCCGGCCGAGGTACCAAGCGGGGTAGTAGATGGAGATCATCTGGGACTTGCCCATACGCGGAGCCATACTCACGGCAATGCGGTTTTTGATGTTCTCCTCCACATCCATCAGGAGAGTGCCCAGCCTTTTGAGGTGCGCGCCAAATTTGTAGCTCTTATCGACCGCAGCGATGAACGCAAGGAAGTCATCCTGCGCAGCTTGCACAGCTTTTCGCTCTTCCAGCTCGTCAAACATGGCCAACAGCTCCGCCGCCTCGGCATGAGGCATGCTTTTCACCAGTTTTTCGACGATTGCGGGCGTGAGCTGCATGTTTTGGGGTGTTTACTTGGCGTCTACGTCGTCAACAGAGATTTCTGGCACGGTCGGCCGGGCAGTTGGCGTCACTTCCCCCTCAATTACCCGGGTCAGGCGCTCTCGCAGCAGCTGTTCAAGCTCTTCAGTCGGCCGATGGCGCATCGTGATCTCGGTTTTGTCCGTAAACAGCCCCACGTCGGAGACTTTTCCAAGCAATTCCAGCGATTTGAGGCGGATGCGGGGGTCGGCATTGGCAGTTTCTGCCAAAAGCTTATTAGTTACGTATGTTCTGAGCTGCGCTGCGGACTTTACGACGGTCTTGTCGTACTCGTTCAGCAAGGATTGCAGGTAAACCACCACCGGAGGTGAGGAAAGATCGTCGTCCGACGCCAGTTGCTGGCCTGAGAAGATGGCACGGGCCAAATCTTTGTCATCTTCGCCAATTTGGGACGGGTCTGGCAGGCCGTCGGCATCTACCAGCGCTGACATGGCAGCAGCCACTCTGGTCTCAAGGGACTCAAAGGTGGGTGAGAAGTCCGCAATAGGGACGTCGTAGTCGATGGTTGTCTGGTATGCCATGGGAGGGAATCGCACTCCTGAGTTGTTTGGCACCGGGTCGCCCGCCCCCGGTAGCTTGGTCGTCGGATTCCACGCGCCCCCTCGTCTCTTTAGCGTCTGCGAGTCCAAGACGTTGGGCGGATTGTATATGCAATTTTTTGGGCATGTGTTTTATTTTTGCATGGGGGGTCTTTCCTGTGGAAGGGGGGTCATGTACGTTTTTTGGGATTTTTTAAACATGACCTCGGCGTCATGTACGTTTTTTGGAATTTTTTGAACATGGGGTTTAATTATGTATAGATTGGATTTGAAGAGGTGGTGGAGGATACGCCACTCAGCGTAAGCGGACGGGCGGAGTCCCAAAGCCAGTTGTGGGCCCGGGGGTACGGTGGGGTCAGACCGCCAGACTTTTAAGGTTAGAACATAGGTAATAGGGGTTGACAATACCTATGCGTTCAGTTACAGTTGAGTCCTCAGTCAATGATGACTGAGACAAACCAACCAAAGGAAATCATCATGTCAATCGTCAACAAGTCTTTAGTGTCCAAAGTCATCGCCTCATTCAAAAGCGAGGAAAAGAAAATAGCGGCCATCCGTGCGGATCAAGACAAGGCCATCCAAGCCGTGCTGGATGCGATGGTCATCGCCGCTGATAAACCAAAGGCGGAATTCATGAAGGGTAATGCCAAGACAAATCCAGCCCGTGCTCAGGTTAAGGAAATGTTCGATGCCATTGTCGGGCCAGCATGTGCCAAGTCTAGCGCCGCTTCATATCAGACTGCATTTTGGATTGCGTTCGAACAAGGCATCGAATTCAGCCGTGACTTGAACAACAAGAAAAGCGAAGCCAAGCAAGAGGGCGAAGCCAAGACCAGCACCAAAGCAAGCGGCGCAGTGCAAAGCACAAGCCGCACTGACCTCGACAAGACTTTGAGCAAAGCAATGGCTCAGGCCCGCTTGCTTGGCTTGCTTGATTTTGCCGCTGACTTGGTTGACCTTTGCCAAGACCGCTTGGATGGTTTCGAGGAAACCGTGCTCAGCAAGTGACACCCAAGGGCGCAAGCCCTTGCCACCCGCCCGGCCCCGCCGGGCTTTTTTTCGCCCCGAGTTTTCGGGGCTCCCCTAGTTTCCCCACACACGTGGGGAAACGTCATAGTAGTGCGACCGTGGGGGAGAGGGTGAGCGTGAGTGTGCGCAGGCGTGCGTGGGTGAGGGGCGATGGCACGGGCGCGGCTCGCCGAGAGTTTTAAGCTTAAAGGTATTGCCTTGTTGTTGTTTCTCCGTCTGTTCCCCATTTTGGCAGGACGTTACAAATGGGGTGTGCATGACCCCTAACAAATAGCCCCCGGAAAAATCCCCAATGAAATCAACAACTTACAGCAGAGAGAGAGAGAGAGATTAATAATTAATATATGTATATGTACAAGGATACGCTCATACGCTTATGGGAAGCTAGGAACGGGCTTTGGTTCATCCGTCGTTGGTTGGCAGAAGTTTTAATGTTAAAAGTTTTGTCCGGGCTTAGGGTCTCTGGCGGGCTTCGGACCCCCTGTAGCCCCGATACTCGGAACATAATAGCCCCCACGTTTACCCCAACCCCCTGTGTTTATGGGGCTTCCAAGAAATCACTTAACATTCCTTGTGGTGTAGCAGATTTCCCAATTTGTGTGCACCTGTTCCGCAACAACAACCATCGAACCCGTGATATACTGGGCACCCCAACAACCAGTCAAGGACTACTATGACCGACCCCATGACCCCCATCGCCTTTGAAATCCCCACTGCCGTGGCCCACAAAATCTCGGAGACTGCCCCCGGCACCCTTGCAGAGACCGCACTCATTGCCCTGCGCCTCTATCACGGCTTGGGACTCGACGCCCGCACCACACTCACCGAGCTGGCCACACACCACAGCCTCACCCCTGCAAAGACCTTGCGACTTGCCATCGAGCAACTGAAGGCCGACACCACACGCTTGCAACTAGGCACCGGCGCGGCTGGCCGACCCGTTGTGAACACCGAACGTGATGCAGACATATATGCGCGAACCCGATCGGGCGTCACCCATGCGGCCGTTGCCGCTGAGTATGGCATCTCCCTCGTGCGCGTTGGGCAGATCGTGGCCAAACAACGTGCCATGCGAAACGATCCCGTTAAGCCTTCTACACGCCGCGCACCCATTCTGGACGCTGACACGCTTGCGCTGGACATGGCCAACGGTATTCCTATCGCGCAGGTCGCGGCCAAGTACAACCTGACCGTTGACGAAGTGTCCGAAAAGCACCGCGCATATCGCGCCAATCTGCCAGCCAACCCAAACATACTTGACCGCGTGAACGCCGCCAGAGAAGTTTTAAGCTTAGAAGTTTCCGAACCACAACCAGCCCCAGACACACCACCAGCGCCGCGCAAACTGGCGGTCATCCCGCCATCCATGAAGAACCCCGAGTTGTTCGCCACCAAGGAGATCAAAATCCCTGACTTTGCCAATCTGGACAACCGCATGTTCGAGGACGACTACCCCATCTAAACCAACAGGAGCCACAACTATGACGCCCACCAACCAAACCCCCGACTTTCACACCGTCGAGCTGGAACTCCCCCTCGATGTGGCTGATGAACTCATTGCCCGTGCAGGCAGTGTCGATGCTGCCGTGGTCAGAGCCCTGCAGGAATACCTCAAGACAGACTACGACCGGCGGGCCCAGATCATCAAGCACGTCAGGTCAACCGGCAAATCCATCGAGTCCATTGCGCGAATCTATGCCATGAGCGAAGCAGACATCGAGGCCATCATCAACAGCTAAGCCAAAACAGGGGGCAAACACGCCCCCTACACATACTAAATAACACTTGACATACATAGGTATATATGGTATACTACAGTTCTGAGTGGGAAATCGTGCCCGACTCACAGCGACCATTACCCTTTCGGCGCTCACGTTCTTTAATAATCCAGATACCGTTAGGATTAACCAAAACCTTTAAGGTTAAAAGTTGTCCGATCAAGCCGCCGTTGCACAAGCAAAAGTCATGCACTAGGAATTACGCCAGACAGAGGGACAGCCACCAAGCACCCCCGACATGGATATGCGATCAGTCCCCATAGACGAGAAGGCGTCCCGTATAGCCGGGGCATGAGTGTGGAGTACGAGTAGTGTGATGAACATCACCGAAGAGGAAAGCACCATGCAATGCAGACGCATACTACTTAAATGCGGGCGCTCCTATCCGAGAAATCGTGATGAACGCTAGGGATGTGGGACAGCCACCGTGCTGAATAGATCACACCGACAACCGCTATCGTAGTCCAAGGACACCTCTCACGAGGTGGCATCCTGAAGGGCATAGGTAATGACAACCTGTGTCCTTTGTGATGTGCAATGACGCTCATCAAGCCAAACTTTTAAGGTTAAAAGATCATGAAGAAACCATACATCGCCGCATACCGTGCACTCAAGGTTATGGGTGTGCCAGTGTTCACGAACGAGGATCACGACAGGCTCGGGAACTTCAGCATCAATGCAGAGACTTCCGAGAGCCACCGCTGGGCCGACTACTACATCTCTCCCGAAAGCTGGACCTTCGGCGTAAGCCCTGAGCTGGAAGCTGTGCTCGCTCAGTTCGGCCTGTTCGCTGAATGGCAAAACCCCGGATGCTTGGGAGTGTACGAATCATGAACTACGAATGGAAACCGCACCACGTGCAAGAACTTGGTGTATCAGAGGCGTTCAAGTTGGTACAGAAACACGCCCACGGGCCCTACTACATACCCGACACGCTCGGCTACCTCAAGAAGGGCTCGAAGAAACGCCAAGGCTGGTTCGTGCATGACTTCTGGACACTGGCACCCATCACCCCCCTGCCGCACACGCTGACCGAGAACGAAGCCAAAGACACAGCCAAGCTGATACTTTTAAGCTTAAAGCAAACTGGAAGTGAGGAAACGTCATGAACTACCACTGGACAACAGACGCACGGACACCACGCCAACACTGGCTGTACTCAGGTGAAGTCGGGAGCAAACGAACCATCGGCCTCGTGTATGAGGTGCGCCCCGATGCGTTCAGCGTATACGGCGAGAACTTCGAGGAGAGCGTCTACTCTCGTGTATTTCTAGGTGTCATGCCTACGCTCGAAGAAGCCAAGGACATGCTGGTCACCATCACTGCAAGCCAAAACATTTAAGGTTAAAACAAATGCAGCTCTACATCAAAGACACACACGACCTGATGTGCGACATGGAAGACGGCAAGGAACACTTCAAGATGGGCTGGGTGCAGAACACCAACAAGGTGCAGTTCTATTGCATGTGCTCATGGATGACTGACCGAACCAACGATTCATACCGCCGACCGTGGTTGCAGATGACCACCTACCCGGAGACACACATCTTCGACACTGAACACGAGGCTATGCAAGCACTGATCGACGCATCCGTTGTCGCCATCATCGGCGGGTTCAGGGGGCGCAAATGACGAGCCGAATAGAGAAGGATGGGTACATCCGCATCGTGCATGACGACAGCGTGATCTGGTACATCGACAACAACAAAGAGGACTCCGAGTTCGTGGTTGCTCGCTTCCCGTTCGTAGAGGACTACCACCTGTGTGACTTCGTGGATGACAACGACGACATGAAATCAGACTACCTTGTCGAACGCCCCCTGCAACAATTCAAAACACTGGCACAAGCCCTAGCTGTGCTCAAAGTAATCGAAGGAAGCCAACCATGACCGATGACAAGTTTGTATGGGACAAACACAACATACTGTGGCATGCCAACACTAAGAACATCGCAGGGTGGGTTGGCTACGACACCAACAGTCAATTCTGGTACGCCCGCACTGCGGGCACTCTCGACCGACCAACGGTTCGTGCGGAGTTCGACAACAGAGAATCCGCCGAAGACTTCCTAATGTTCATAGCCAACTCGGAGAACACATATGACTGAACCCCTATGCCCCTCATGCTACATCGAGGACATACCCCTGCAAAGATACCAACTCGGGTATCGCACATGCCTGACGTGCGGTGAGAAGCAAGCCAAGAAGGTTAAGCACACCATCGCACCCATGCCAAAGAGCAACTACATGTTGTTCACCGATCTGTCCCTACTCAAGGGACTCAACTCATCCCACAAGGGCGGAAGCCTGTAACTTTTAAGGTTAAAAGTATGACACCAAGAGAAAAGATTTTAGGGGCGCAGAAGGTATGGGCGGCGCTACTTACAAAGAAGGATGCCCCAGAGACAGAAGCGCTTCGCACTGTTCGGCGTGAGATCACCCTGCGCCTACGCAATGCCATACCGAACCGGAAAGGTTTCGGCAACCAATACCCTTGGAACTCACCCAAGTTTGACCACTACGTTACCCCGGAGAATCAATCATGACAGCACACACCAAACTCAAACTGCACCTCGAACGCCACATGTACAAGCGTGGCCGTAACACAGGCGATGCACCCGCCGATTCATCGCGCCGAGGCAAGACGCACTTCCGTGTCATACAAGGCAACGGCGGGCAGATGATCGTGCGCTTCCACGGCGCTGACCTGCTCAGTGCATACGAAGACGGGCGCATCGTGCTCAACACCAATAGCTGGCACACATCACCCACAACCCGCACTGCAATGAATCACGCCCTGCGCAACTTCGCGGGCAACTACGGGTACATCAGCTCGGTACGTCTCGGCGGGTACTCTCAGACGGGGTTGTGTATCAACGGCAAGACCTATCGTTACTATGACGGCATGGAATTTAACGCTGACGGCACCCTCCTCGGCGAAGCCAAAGTGTTCACAGCCAAGCGCACCGACCGAGAAGAAACCGCAGAGTTTCGTGCAGACATCAAAGAGTCAGGGTTCGTTGATATGTTCCCTGTGCTCTACGCAATGGCCGAGCTTCCAAAACAAAGTTGGATACACGTTCCCACTCACAAGATCATGACGGAAGACCACAACGCCAACTTATGGCCTGACCTCGTGTCACTGACAAAGTACAGCACATACGCCTCACGACAACGCAACCGGCCAGTCCACCCCGATCACAAACACGCACTGCGAGCACTCGTTGCAAGCGTCACCAAGAACATGACCAAGTTCGTCGATACCGACGTGACCGTCCTGTAAGCCGAGCGAAAGCTCATTGTTTTAACCTTAAAACTTTTCAACCCTCTCTCACTTCAATCTAGGAAATCATCATGTCAATGTCTATCAATCTGAACCAAGCCGCAACTCTGATCCGTAACGTCGGCACCACCAACACGCTGCTCCTGCGGGGCCAGCCCGGTATCGGCAAATCATCCATCTTGCAGACTCTCGAACGTGAGCTGCCGGACTATCAAATCTGCTACATCGACGTAGCCAACCTCGACCTCGGCGACCTCGGCATGCCTGTGATCGACAAAGACACAATGGTCACGAACTACGCACCCAACGCTCGCTTCGGTGTAGGCAAGGGTCAGACACGCCCTGTCGTGCTGATGCTCGACGAGCTGGGCAAAGCGTCCCGCCCCGTGCTCAACATGCTGTTGCCTGTGATTCTCGAAGGTCGTATCGGCGATGTGCCACTGCCTACTGGCTCCATTGTGTTCGGCACAACCAACCTCGACACTGACGGTGTGGGTGACAACATCCCTGCCCATGCGTTCAACCGCATGACTGTCGTGACTGTGGCCAACCCATCTGCCGATCAGTGGATCGAGTGGGCATCGGGTCACAACGTAGCCCCCGAGGTGATGGCCTTTGCCAAGCAGTATCCGCAGGTCTTCGACTGCTATGCAGACCTCGACAAGAAAGACAAGAACCCCTACATCTTCAACCCCATGACGGGCAACGTGCGCGCCTTCTGCTCGCCTCGCTCGCTGGTCAAAGCATCGAACATCGTTAAGCAACGCAGTGTGCTCGGCACGGCGCTCATCCCTGCCCTCGCAGGTACTGTCGGCGAAGCTGCGGCCCGTGACATGGAAGCCCTTGTGAATCTCGCAGATCAACTGCCACTGTTCGAGAACATCGTGAAGGCTCCGACCAAGACCAAGGTGCCCGATAGCGT